GCTTAATACTTACGAGTTTGTTTTGAACCAACATCACCTGAAGAGTTGACATGTTCACCTTGTACTCCACGACCTCGGCTTGCCCATGTAAAGATTGAAGCTCGTGTTTCAGATTTTATAGTTGGTTTAGCACGTTCAAACTTCTGCTCAACAGTTTTTCTGTTGTTAACTTTTAACGTGCGTCGGTTTAGCTGTGGCTCCATTAATACCCGCCACCACCGCTGTCAGCACCTGCTCCGCCAACATCTCCATAACTTCCAGCAGACATTCCGCCCATTCCGCTGTTGTCACTTACCGACTGCCCTGACGAAGGCTCTAAGTTACCTGGAGTGTTTAGTCCTGAATTATACCCGCCGTAACCGTAACCAAACCCGTAACCACCCATTGCACCTAGCATGTATGGGTATCCACCAAAGTTGTAACCATTACCGACAAATCCTCGCTCATTTCTTGGGCGTGAGAATCTTTCGCGCTGTTGATTCTCCGCTTGCTCTGCGGCGCTATCAAACTGACGACCTAGGTTGTTATTACTCATGATGTTTTATCCAGATTCTCTTTGTTGTAGGCACCTACATCTTGCTTTACCGCTCCGTACATTCCTAACCCATAAAACTGCTGACCTGAGAGTGGTTGCCAAGTTTTGTAGTAGTCGTACATAGTTAATGGATTATCTGTCTGCATAAATAAACGCACCCTCTGGGTCGTAAACTTGTACAGATTTTAATACCAATGTGTAACCCATTTCTTTTGCGTGATGACTGCAGAAGTAAAGTTCTCCAGTTAAAAGAGTTGCACGCACCATTGCTCTTGCAGAGCACTTATCGCAGCGGTCCTCTGCCGTTAGTTCTCGGTGAGCGTTTACTGAATCAATCAATTGCTAAATCCTGGCTTAGGAGGTGTTGGCGCAGTTTTTCCAGTAAAGGCATCTTGAGCACTTGAAACGTGCAGCGGCTGTTCTCCTTCAAACTTTTTAGTTTGAGACATTGCTCCAGAAGCACTCTTGAACTCAACGCTAGATAACATAGGTTTAGTTTACCCCTTTATCAAAATAAGTATGGGCATAATACGAGGATGGAGTCTAAAGAGTTCCTAGAGCGATACACTTGTGCTCTCTGCAATAAACGATACGTAGTACCCGATTTAGCACGAATGTGCGAGGAAAAACATATGGAGAACCCTGATGCCTAAATACGAATACGCCTGCATTCAATGCGACTTAGATTACGAAAAAGAGCGTAGCATTCACGACGATGCCCCAGAATATTCCTGTGACAAGTGTGGCTACGCTCTTCAACGTGTTTTTAACTCTTTCGGTCTCCAGTTTAAAGGTGGAGGGTTTTACAAAACTGGCGGTTAGTTAGTGTTCTCTTGAACAACTTCAGCAACTGCTGGAGCGGTTACAAGTCCACCAAACTTTGTAACTTGCTCTGCTGCTTGACGCTCTTCAACCTTTACGTCAGCAACAGTCTTTGCACCCTTGTCAACAGTTGCAAATGCAGCGTTAATTTCATCAAGAGTAAGCTTTCCGTCATCCATAAACGCACGAGCTAACTTCTCTACTACTGAAGCAACCGCTGTTAAGCCAGCAACCAATACTGCTTTTCCAATTGGGATACCAGCAACTGCACCAGCACCGATAACTGCAAGACCGCTAGCTGCGAATACCGCAAGAATGCGCATCAAAACATTTTTTAAAGTTGTCATTAAATTCCTCATCCGTTTTTCTCCTCTGTATCGTAGTTTATCGTAGTAGTAGTGCCGTTGTACTCTTCTAGTGCTTCTAGGCACAACTTTTGCTCAGACATTAGGAAGTTCTCAATCTCAGTGCGCCGAAGAGCAATCTGCTCCTCTGTTTGAGCAACTATCTCTTCAGAAAGTTCATCACGGTGTTCGGTGAACTGTTCAACCATGTAGCCCAATACGGACTGCATAGTTGCTGCTTTTAGTTGAGATTCTTCCCAGCGCTTTTTAACTTCGTTAATTTTCTTTTCTTTGATGAAAGCATCTGCTTCTAGTTGCTTTTCAATTCTCTTCATTTGGGACTTGGACTGATAGTGTGTTTCGTTCATGTCTTTACCCTAGCAGATTACTTGTACTGCTCAACAACCTGAATTGGACCAGAAGTGTTCACGTCCAACTTGGCTGCAATCTGAACTGCCTTCTCTGGCTTAGCACCTGCATGTATGGCGCCAATTGCATAGTCAGAACCAGAACCAACCCCATAAATACCATCTGCAGAACGGCAAATAGATAAATCATCGGCAATGTCAAATACTTCTCCAGAAACAGCCATAAGGAAGTTAAAGCGTCCTTCTCCTGCTTTGCCGCTCTCCTTACCCTCATTGAAGTCATATCCGTTATCAACAAGGCATTTGCGAAGAGAAGGCATGGCTTTAGTAATCATGAAATGGTAAACATCGCCAGAATCTTTAAGAGTTACCTTGGGAGGGTTCCACATATGCTGGACAACATCGCAAGGTTGAACTTCGCCACTTCCTGCAATTAAGAAAGCGCCACGTTGTGAAATCTTCTTCATATCTGGATGGTTGTAACGACGACCACCATCACCAGTTACCTGATTATCGGCAGCAATTACACACTTGTCTTTGTACTGGACTGCAACAATGGTTGTCATGACTACCCCTTAATAGAAGAACCCCCCTAGAATATCATCTAGAGGGGCTCTTTAGTTCAATGTCCGATTAGAGTAGTTTGACCAGTTCTGCCCAGGTCTTTGGGCCAACTACGCCATTTGAGTCAATTAGGTCATGATTGTCCTGAAAAGCCACTACAGCCTTCTTTGTGGCTGGGCCGTATATGCCGTCTGCACGCAGTCCTAGAGCCTCTTGTACGGTCTCTACGCCTTTACCCTTATCTCCTGGCTTAATCGTTCCTGGGAACGCTGGAGCCTCTGACGCGGGTACCTCAGCTTGGACCTCGTTACCCTTGTAGTTAGGACGACCCCAACCTACGATAGATACGAGAACCTTCTTCTTGTTTGGCTTGTATGCACGAATCTGTTCGCACACCTCGCCGCCATTGCGCTGGTCTCCCTTTTTCTTTCCAGAGGTGTTTCCTTCAATAGTTGACACAACGCCATCTGCAACGATTCCCGTGCAGATACCTACGTGTGAAATTCTATTGACGCCATCTCCTGGGAAATCAAAATACAAGATGTCACCTGGCTGAGGTGTCTGACCGCAGTCAGCCTCAAACCAAGTGCCCATCTTCTTAAAGGCAGCAGCTCCTGCGACTGTTGAAACAGTATTAGGAATCTTTACTTTTGCCTCGTTAGCTACCCACATGCAGAATGAACCGCACCATGCTAGGTAGTTTGCTCCAGCAAACTTTCCATACTTAGTCTCGTTGTCCTTGGGACCTTCAACAGTTCCCACTTCTCTACGAGCAATATCAATCATTGCTTGCGCTGTACCAGGTGCTGCCATTTTATGTGCCTTTCGTAGTTTTAAAAGTTACTTCTTCTTCTTTGACTTTAGTGCTTTGAAATCATCGCCAGTAATCTTGTTAGTTGGCTTTGCTGCTCCTGCAATCTTAGCCTGCTTTGGAGACATCTTCTTAGCTGCCTTCTTAGCGGTCTTCTTTCCCATACATCCACAAGTTGCGCACATATTACTTGCTCACTTTCTTCTTAGTAGTTGGTTTAGCGATTTTCTTTTTTCCAGAGCCTTCTGGAACACAATTTGGAACTTTCTTGCCTCGTAGCATCTTCATGCCTACTTGAACGTATCCATCCCAGCAAGGGTTTGTATCTTTAGCCATTACTTTGCCTTCTTCTTTCTGTTTTGGTTTCCCTTAGCAATGTTATCGCTTGCCTTCATTACCTGTAAGTTCTTTTTGCCATCGTTGTGCTTGTTGTTGTCTTTGTGGTCAACGTGCTCATTTTTAGTGAGTTTGCGACCTAACTCTTTTTCCTTGTCGTAACGAGCAGCGTTAGTTGACTTAAACTTCTTGGTGGTTGTGTTGTAGATGGTCATCTTCTTGCGACCACCCTTAGACTTATCCTCGTAAGGTCCATAGACTTTAATCGCCATTAGGATTCCTTCCACTCGCAGATGCATTTACAGGTGTCCACTTTGCAGACACCCATCTCCATCTCGTGCTCACACTTTACGCATTTCATGTTCCTAGTGTATGGTGTGCCTCATGCCATTTAAGGATAAAGTCAAGCAAAGAGAGTCAGCGCGGAAACACTACGCCCGTAACGCCGAGGCTATCCAGAAGAGGACGGTTAAAAATAATCGTCTTATTAGACTTCGTAATAAAGCTTACATTGATGAGTTTAAGGGCACGAAGCCTTGTGCGGATTGCGGCGTCTCGTATCCATCTTATGTGATGCAGTTTGACCACATCGTAGATGGCAAACGAGGCAACGTGGCTGATATGGCACGCTCAGGCTTTTCACTTGAGAACATACAGTTAGAGATAGACAAGTGCGAGCTCGTGTGCGCCAATTGCCATGCTGAGCGTACACACGGATTCAAGGAAGAGTTAGAAGAGGACTTTCCTAACGAGGCTTAACGCCCAGGACGCTTTTTTCTCAGCGACCGCTTTTTAAATCACTTATCAAAGAGTCCCATGTAGTTAAGTGCTTCTTATCAACCTTATAGAAGGTTTCGGTAATCTTGCGATAAGGGTCTTGCGTTGTGTGTTTGAACCAATGCTCTTTGGTGTTGGAGTGAACAACCAACATATTGCCTGACTTCTGACTCACCATCACGTATGCATAGGGCTTGACCTCTTTAGCCTCATAACCTGAGACTGTATCTACATAAATGTTAGATTGCC